GTGTCGGGGTTGAACTACACAATGAAGTTACAACCCCCACAGCATTTGTCAATACCCCAGTTAAGTTATTGATTTACAACGACTTACGCTCTGCATACCTGCATATTTATGCAACCGTGGGGGTCGCTCGACGCTTGGGACGCCCGACGAGTAGAGCGCGATGCTTGTGGGCTCTCGCAAGGTCGTCTGAATTCTGCATTGATTCGACGCTTGCTCTATCAATACGCCACGCGGCACGATTGCCAGCGCCTTGCGTCGCAATCAACTTGCCTTTCTTGCACCATGCGTGAATCAATTGGCGCGAAAGTCCCAACGTGTTTGCCGCTTCCGTGACCGTCATCGTTCCGTCCGTCATGCTTCCTCCGTAATGCGCCAACGTAGGGCGCGGGTGATTGCGTCAATGACTGACGCGGTGAACAACTCCTTCGGTTGACAACGCAAGACGCGCCAGCCCAATGCCGCCGCTTCTCGCCCCTTCTCTTGGTCGCGCACGATGCCCGTCCCGCGTCCGTGCGCTCCACGAACCCAGACGCCGCCATCAATCTCCAACGCCACGCGATGCTCGACCCACGCCCAATCCATGCGCCACTTGCGCGTCGGATGAAAGCAATACTCCGCTACGGGAATCGGTAGACCCTTTACAGCGCAAAACACATCGAAATTAACGGGCATCTTTGTGACAATTGCGGGCAGTCCTGATGGGTTAAGAGGCATATATCTAGTCCGCTGGCCTCGTCGCCCATCGCCATTGCGTGAGATATGCCAAGTGTTGCAACGTCGGCGCGTCAAAGCCCAACGCTTTCCATCCGTGTTGATGTTGCTTTTTGTGGCACGTGAAACACAGCGGGATGATGTCGGTATACTCCGCCTTGCGTCCAATGCCGCCCGACTTGATGTGCGCGTTCTCGCACGGCCCACCGCTACACGCCACGCACGGAAGCTCCTTGATGTACGCGACGCGACGCTTGCTTCCGTACACGCGAGCGAACTCAATCCCCGTGCGCGGCTTCGCTTTGATACGCTGACGCGGCGTTGGCTTCGCTGTGCTGGTCAAGCGCGTCTTGCGCTTTAGCGGCGTGCGCTTCATCGCTTGACCCGACAGCACCACGCGACGCGCTGAAACTCATCTTGCATAAACGGTTCCAAACTGTTCTGCATGACGGCGCCAAGAATGTCAAACGCCTGAATCTCTAACCAGTTCCAATGCTTATTGCGCATGTGCTTGTCAAAATACTCGTAGCTTGGCGCGTAGTCATGCGCCATGATGACATCGCCTGACCGTAGATATGGGGCGTACTTGTGAAACTCGGCTATCTTGTTGCCGCCGTCACACAGCACCAGCACCGGACCCTCGGCGTACTTGACGTAGTATTCCAGCACCGTCGAGTTGAGTGCGTCAATGGCGTAGTACATGATGCCGGGGTGCATCAGATGGGGACGCTCGCGCACCGACGGGTCGCACGTCCACAAGTCAGTTGCTTTAAGCCCCGCTTCATCAAGCAAGTCACGAAGCAAGATGGTTAGCCCACCATCTGCCGTGCCAATCTCTAGCACGCGCACGGGCTTGAACGTGCGGAACAACGCCCGAAAGACATCGCCCACATATTCGTTCTGTTGAATCGACACGCCGCGATAATGAAACATCATCTGGTCAGCCATTGAGCGCCACCTTCGGATACTTGTTGGCAACGTCACGCGCTAGCATAACGCGAGCGTAGTGAACTGGAAAGAAGCGGTGGATGATGCGGTTGCCTCGGTACTGGTCAAGCGTCACGATAGGGACGTTCTCGCAACGTTCTTGCTCGTCGCGTTCTGGCTTTTTCATATCACACTCCGGCCCAATCGGGCGGGTTGGGGGATGCCAGCCGCAGGGTCGTCGTCACTACGCAACGTCTTGGTGCGAAAGAAATCCGCGTGGTCGGGAAAGTCTTTCATAAACAATCGCGCATAGTACGGCGTGTAGTTGTTGCTCATCTTGAATTCTTCTCCCGCCGTTTCGATGTCCGTGTGCCAACGAATGCGCTCAAAGATGGCCTTGCTAGAATAGTGCTTATGCCCACGCTTGATAACGTCAAATGTGAAGCGTGTAAACAATTCGTACACGTGCGGGTTCGCCCGATGCCAACGCCACCATTGCTTTTTGATGGTATCGTATTCCTCGACTTGCTCGACAGCGGCGGCGAACAATCCGCCAATCGTGGACGGCTCGACCCGCGCTTGATACTTGCGGTGCAGTTCGTACTCGACGTCATCCATTGATGATGTCCTCGGTGCTAAAGTGTTGCGCACAGACGTTGAGGCCGTGCGACATCCACGCGTACGTATCGCCGTCGCGTATGGCACCACGCCAATCGCCATCGTGGTCTGCCATGTCGCAGTCGCGTATCTCACGCGAGATACGCACGCGTGCGCCACGCAACTCGTACCATTCGTGGTCCGGTCGGATGCGCTTCATCGTCAGAACGGTAAGTCGTCGTCGCCGGGACGCGCATCGGGTACCACGGGCGGTGCCAATCGCTTTCCGCTTGGGGCTGGCATCTTGATTTCAGGTGGTTGCTCGACGGGCTTTGCGTCAGGCAATCCGTCGGGCTGTAGTCCCTTATCCTTCCATGAAATCCACACCGTCGCAACGGCGGCTTGAATCGCGCTGGCGTCGAGCGTGATGTTGCGGTTGTCGCACACGACTTGAAAGTGTCCCGCAATCGTATCCCACAGCATGAGATACTGCGCGAGAATCGCGTCGCGTCGGGGCTGAACAGGGTTATTCGTAGATGACGCTGACTTCGGCGCTTCGACACGTGGCGACGCTTTGTTGGCGGGTGCTTCCGTCCCCGCGTAGCTGATGCCCCAATACGGCTTCGCGCCTTTCTTCGGGTTGGGGTCGCGGCTGAACGTGAGCATCAACCCTTCGACGCTGGAATAGTCGGCACCCATGCGCGTCAACTGGCGGTCGGCAGATTCCTTTGGCAGATAGAGCGAATCGGTGCCATCGCTAAACAATACTTGTGCGCCATAATTGCCAGCCACTTCCTTGCAATCCGCAATCAACATCGTGTGCGTGTCGCCTTCGTTGACCAACTTGATGATGCCCATGTTAACTCTCCTTCGAAACGTCTGCGAGGATGCCGTCCTCGTCACGGAGGCGACGGTCTGCCGCCCGAAGAAATGCAATCGTATCGGTTAAGTGCCACCACGCGCTCCAAATCATGCCGTACGCTTTCATGGTGCGCCATTCTTCCTTCGTATCAATACGCCCGATGGCATCGTACTCGCCCACGAACGCGTCGTACTTGCGCTGAACTTCGTGTAAGTCTTGACGAAACGCTTCGACCAACGCCAACACTTCGTCCGTCGTGCGCTTATAAGTCATCGTAGCCCCGTGCGTAGCGCGGCTCATCTTCGTAGTTGGCGGCGTTCGCTTCTTGCTGTCTGTCCCACAAGCCGTTGAATACTTCTTCGTGTTGCTTGTCCGTGAATTCATGGTCGCACTCGGCATCGACAATCGTGACTTCGTAATCGTGCGATAGACCAACCGACGGGTCAGGCGGCGAATAGTAGACGCTGACTTCCATTGGCTTCCCACAGGTCGGGCATTCAATCTCTTGCATGGGTTCTCCGTGTGAGGGGGTAGCAACACAATATCAAAACCCGCGCCGTTTGTAAATACTCCGTGAGGTATCGTGTAAACCGTTGGCTTGTAAAGACTTGTAAAAACAAACCCGCCACTCGGTCAAGAGTGACGGGCTTGGCAAGTCCCGCGATTTCTGTATCCCCCGACACGGAGCGCGGGAACGTTGCGACTACACGATATAGCGGAGCGCGGCGAATAGCAAACGTGGTTGTCATTTGTCGGTATCGCTAAACCTTTACCGACGATTCGCAACACTTAACGTATAGCATGAAGCGATAGGTTGAGTTGGTGACCAGACCCCGGCCATTCCCGGTCGTTGACACGCAACGCAACGGGGTGAAGCAGAGTTAAGTCCGAAGTCTCGCATTGGGGCCGTCTGCGTTGGTACGGGGGTCCACGTACGCAATCCCTCGACGGGTGACCTAACGGTGATGCGATGCCACCGTGTTGCTCCCTGCGCACTCTTAAAACGACCGACCACGTTGTAGGCAGACAGAGCGTGGATTTGTTTTCATCAAGAGGCGCAAGCACGGTTAAGATTGCTCGTCACGTATCGGATTACATGACGTTCGGGAAACCGAGAGTAAGCCCGAACCTTTACAAGTTGAGTTGACAACCCCCAAAAGAAACGGCCCCGCGTTCTCTCTTGTCAGAAGGGTGCCGAAACACCAAGAGATACTTGCGGGGCCATCACTTGTTCCTACGATGCAATGCTTCTGACGACATTGCACAGTCAATATTACACGCGGCTACGTACGGTGTAAGCTATTGCCTACCAACGACTTACGCTACACGCGGAACCCCATTGGGCGTCGCTTGGCTTCAACGGGCAAGACGAAATCTTCGCCGTCATCTTCGTCGGGCGTTTCGAAGCCGCCACCGTGCAATGAGCCAGCGTCAACGATAAGCTCCTCGTATCCCGCCTGAATCAACGTGCGCACCATGTCAAGTAGTTCCTTTGCCACCGCCCCGCTATCGGTTGCCGCGACGTCGGATATCTCAATGCTCAATCCGTTGCGATGCACGCTGACCGTCGCCTTCCGATTTGTAAACGGATTCGTCTTGCGTCTAGTCATGGTCGGGCCACCCGTAAAGAATGCCGTGCTTCACAATCCCTTCCATCGTGGGCAATAAGCCGTCGCACCACGGGCAACGCTCCCACCGTTGCGTGACGTCCTTCGACTTCCACCATACCCACCCCAATCCCCAGACGTAATTGATGTCGCCGCGCTCGCGTGCCGCCTTCCGCTCGGCGCACGGGATAGGCGACCAATCACGGCATACCGCACGCTCGCTCATGGTTTGACCGTCGCTCGCGTCATGCCCACCAAATAACCGTCGGCATGATACGTGTATGAGTCCATTGCTCTCGGCGCCCCAACGTAACCCTCCATCGCATGCCAGCCGTCGGGTGGACAGAGCGCAGGGTGCTGGCGTACCGTCACGCCGCCGACCGTCGTGACCGCCGCTTCGCTGTGCCGATGCCCGTGATGCACTTCCCGCAACGCGGCAATCCCCCAATACGTTGATGCCTCTAACGCCATCAACTCGCCCAAATGCTTTTGCGCTTTATCGCCGTGCGTCAATCCAATCAAACACCGCCCGTGCGTCACGTATTTACGGGTGGTATTGGTTGTGTTTATGGTTACGCCAGCGTGTCCCCTGAATTCTGCGGAAAGAATTTGCCGCAACGCCACCGTCATGACCGCATCGTGATTGCCGGGAACCAACACCACATCCACTGACGCACGCTTGCTCATGTCCGTAATCACATCGCACAACGTGGCGACGGCTTCCTCCAACATCTTCTCGACGCGCCCATCGCGGTCGAGTGGCGTGCCTTTGGTCGTCGTACCGTGCGGTGTGTCGTAATGCAAGATGTCGCCCAAGCACCACAACGCTAACTTGCCAGCGGGTTGCTTGGTGTCTAACAACTCTGCCACCGACTCACGAATCAAGCGCGTGGCAATCGTGATGTCGTAGTCCTCCCAACCTGTTTCCTTTCCCCACGCGTACTTGCCAATGTGTGGGTCCGCCAACACAAGAGCATGAAGCGTGTCGCTTGTGGCGTTCGTAACGCGTCGCGTCACGACTGTACGTCGTTTGCTGTACGCTCCCGCAATCAACGCCTCAACCGCTTCCAAGATATTTGGCCCCGCCTTTGGGCGAAGCTTGACGAACACGCGGTGCAGTTCGGTCGTGCTGACTTTGCCCGTGCTTGGGTCTTTGGTTGCCACTTCGTACTTGGTCGCCTGACTTTCCGCGACCTCGAACTTGGTCAGGTCGGCGCCGATATGCTTCAGCAAATCGTCCACCGTCTTAATGCGCTTGCCATTCGACCGCGCTTCGATGCCCGACTCCGTGGCGCTGTGCTGAACTTCTTGTTCCGTTTCCTTTCCCGGCACGTCGGGCAACGGCGCTTTGGCTTTCGGCCCGACCTTCCAGCCCTGCTTCTGCCGTACCATCTTGACCGACGCTTCGCCGCGTACCGCGTTGCTATCGTGAAACTCGGTGTTGAGGCGCGACGCCGTATCTGCCGCGCTATAGCCAAGCGAGGTAAAAAACTGGCAACGCGCCAGTTCGTTACGCGACCACGCTATATGGTCGTGGCGGAGTGGCATCGAACGGCGACGCAGGGGGAATGTATAGATGCACCAATCGTCCATCGGTGTGCAGTAGCGGCACCGACCCATCGGCGTTGCGGTCCACATCCACGAACCCGCCGTCCATGCACCACCCGCACGCAGGGAAATGGCTATCGGTAGACGTCCCACCGCAGTCGGGACAAATCACACGCACGCAATCAGGCATCGTCGGCATCTCCTACAATACCACCGCGAGCGTCAAGACGAAGGCAGACACAACGCCAAGTACAAACGCGGTGCTTCGATTAGGACACCGTAGCCCCAAGTAGCTACATGGCGTCGGCGCTGATGCCTGAACCAATGCGCGTAGCGTATCAATCGTTTCGCTAAACGCCTGTCGCTCTTGCACATGCGCTACCACCATAGTGTCAACCGCTTCTTGATAGCGCAAGACCTCGACCTGATATTGCTCCGCTTGCTCGACGGTCTTGATAAGCGTGACTCGTAGTTCCTTGATAGTTGCCGTGCTGTCGAGCGCCACATACATCGCGCTGTCTACCGATAAGCGAAAGTCGGGCGTCTTGATAGCGTTTCGCGCCACGTTCACCTTGATAGCGGCGTCGTTGCTCTTGATAACCGCCATATCTAACTGATGCTGTAGCTCGACCACGCGCCCCTCCAATTGCGCTATACGCTCGTCTGCCGCACTATCGGGGCGGGGGCGTAGTAGATATAGCCCCCACGCAATAAGTCCTGCCATCAGCGCAAGAAACGCTTTGTCTGTCATGCGTAATCGGTCAAGCGAAAGTTGGGCGCGTTCGGGTCCGTCTTACGTCCGACGGGTCGGGCCACCGCCGCGTGCGTCGTAATCGCTTCGATGGGATAGTTCTGCCGCCAGTATTGGATGACGCCTTTGGCAATGGCAATCTGTTGCGGCGTTAACGGAATCACGCCGTCATTTGGATTGACAAAGGCAAGGCCGAGCGAGATGCCGTTGATGTTCTTGATGTCGTTCCACTCGCTGACGCCAGCGTGCCACGCACAGCGTTCGGGGTTGACTACGTTGTAATACGTGCCGTCGGGCGCTATTAACCCGTGATAGCTGACTTTGCTTGCGGGGTCTTTTATCCAATCCAGTATGCCACGCACCGACCCCGGCCCCGTCGCGTGCAACACAATCACCCGAGGCCGCGCCTCGTTCGGACGGGCGGAATGATTCGGGCTGTCAACGCGAGGCATCAGAGGTCAACGCGTGGCGTCGAACCAAACAGTTTGCCGACCAATAGCTCCACCGTGCGCATGCCAAGAATGCCAAGCAAGAACGCCATGCCCGACTGCACATTGGCAGACGCATTAATACCCGTCACTTCAAAGACCAGCGGCGTCAGGAAGTAGGCCGACCCCGTACCCGCGGCGATAGACAGCGACGCATCGCGCCACGAATTGCTCGGCTTTTTTAGTACGGCAATTAATGAACCAGCAAACCCGGCAACCAACAGCATCACACTCGACTTCTCTCCCGACATAAGCCGTACTCCATCAAGGGTCTGCATAAATATACCTCGGCGTCAAGATGCCCAACCTGTCAACGGAAACGCTCCCGCCTTTGTTCGTTCCTCAATCACACGAAACGCCGCGTCATACGCCCGACCCACCGAGCGCATGCCATACAACCGTCGTGCGCGTGCGCGTACGTCCTTGCGATTCAGCGACGCGACGGCATCAATCGCATCTAGATATTGCCGCACCGTCTGACAGCGGAAGCCCGTGCGGTCTTGCGCCACCGTTTCTGTAAACGCCCCAAACGCCGACGTGATGGCTGGCGTACCGCACAGCGCGGCCTCGACGACCGTGCCGCAGAACGGCTCGACGTAATGCGATGGAGCAATGATTGCCCGAGCGTTGCCAAGATACGCGGCCCGTTCCGCGTTGAGCGGCCCGACATACTCAACGTTGGTAGGAATGTCTCCGAATTGGGTAAGGTCGCCTTGCCCCGCCAAGATGAACGGGACGTCAGGACGCAGACGCGCAAGCTCCAGAATCAGCGGCAGTCCCTTGCCTTCCGTCAACCGCCCCAAGAATACCACCGCGTCCCCGCCCGGACCCTCGGGCCACTCATCGACGTCGTACGAATTCGGCACGACAAATTCCAAACGTGGGCTATGCGTATGCACGCCAGCCCGTCCTTCCTTTGCCATGCACCCGTGCCGCACGGCTTCGCTTTCGTAGATGCGCCACGGCAAGAGCGTATCAAAGTACCCAATGCCCGACTCAACTGCTGACGCACCCGCTTTGAGATTGGGCAAGTCACGAATGGCTGGCGCATGCGCGTGACCGAACGGAAGCAAGATGCAATCGCCAGCGTGTACGCGTTCCTTCAATTCGTCGCGTGCGTACAGGTTCCATTGTCGATACACATCCGAATCTGCTTGCGCATCGTTGCCATAGAACGCGGTCTTATCGTGGTTGTACGGATGCCCAAGCAAGCGTTGATGCTCGTCTTGACTCATCACGACCACATCTTCCGACGCGCCAGAATCGGCGCCCTCGACGCCGTAGTGAAGCACCTCGTAGCCCAACGGCACCATCATGCGCGAAAACTTGTAGACCTTTTGCGTAAACGCGCAATGCGCAAAGTCTTTCGTCGTGACCGTGTGTGGAATGCCAAGCAAGTGCAACCGCATAACACCTCGATGAAGGAGTTACTGTGCTGGAACGGTAAAGTAGGCGCGGTCCTCAAACCCGTCGCGTCGTGCGCCAATAGTAAATAACGTATCACTTCCAACGGCACGCGCCAACGTCGCGGGAGAACTCGTATAGTCAGGTGGAAATGGCAATGCCGACGCAGACAAATCGCCCGTCCATATCCCACCGCCATTGACGGTGTTTGTGCTACCACCAGCAACGCCGTTGATGTCAAACGATACAATGGCTTGCGTTGCGGTCAAGCGAATGCTGTAGTTAATCGTCGGCGGTATCTGTGGCGGAATGATAAGGTTCGGCGGAATGTTGCCAGCGGTAGTTGAACCAATCGTCAGATACACCGAATCATTGACCAAGAGTTCAATAGCCCTAATGCGATACCAGTACGTCGTGTTGTTGACAGGCAACAAGTCCGTATAAAGCGTTTGAAATCCATCGATGATAGCAATGGTTGCATACGTGCCAGGGCTTCCCGCCACATTAGGCGCCCGTTGCAATTCAAAATATAAGGGTCGCCCCGGCACACCGTAGAGCGCAATCGGCACGCCACTTGGAAAACGAACGTCACGTACCGTGCTTACAAACTGCGCAAACGGTCGAGCCGCCGAATCGCTTGGAAAGTATGACGTTGAAAGCGTGGTGAACGTCGTTGTGGCAACCGTGGTGCGACTGTTGGATATCGTATCGCGAAACGCCACACCCGCAATATACGCGGTACTGGCAGACAGATTGATAAGGTTGGTCTGCGTAGAGCCAGCCGTCAACGTGTTCAACCGATACGGCGTCCAATCGCTCGGCGCCACCGACCCCGTATTGAGATAGACTTCTACTTGGTCGTCGGTATTGGCAGGGCTTCCAAGCGACCACTTTAGTTGCGTGGACTTGTTCTCCAAAAAGTCGGTCGTCACACTCGACGGCGCGTTCCACGTCGTCAGCGTTACGCTTGTCCATGCCGTCCAGTTGCTTGGACGCAAGCCCTTTTGAATTACTCTGGCGCGAGCGTACACCGTTGCACCAGGAATAACAGGCGGTAACAACTGCGCCGTTGTCGGGACGTTTGGCGTATCGTACGCATTAAACGGCGTGCCGTCATCAGACGGTGCGCTGGCGCCTGTCGCCCATTGCACCGTAACCGTCGCATCACCCAACGAGTTCAACAATCCCGCATTCGTAATGGTAAACTGCGCCCGTCGCCGTGCATCTTGCGACGACGCGGCAATAGAAACCGTCGGCGCGAGTGTTGGCTGTGCGGTAAGTCCCGAATCCACCAACTTGTAGTTTGGACCCTCGGGCGTTTCGTCGCGTCGCACAATCTGCATGCAACGCGGCCCGACGCTCGGCGCTTCTCCAATGCGATAGTTACGGTTGGGAAAATACGACACGTTGACTTGGACTTCATCGCCCACCTGTAAGCTTGCGGCAGACGACGTACCCAACACAGGCAACTCCGCAATCACCGCCCCACGGACAAAGCGCCGTTGCATATCACCGACCACGCTCAACCCAAATTGCACGGGCGTCGAAACGAATGTGCCTTCGTCATGTATCATGCCCGGAACATCGTACGCCACCATACGCGTCGAAAACGTCGTCGTATCGCCAAACAAAAACTCACGCGGTACAACTTGCTCAATTAAGTTGTCAGGCGGCGGCACCTCGGAACTATCTTGTACCTGTACCCACGGCTTTAACATGCGTTGCGTAATGGTTACGCCCGTCACCGCTGTTGATTCGTCCAACGCATAGACAGCGGGTGGCGTGTCGCCGCGGATATCGGCATCGGCAATCGTTGTGGATGGCAAGCTCGACGACAAGCGACGCGTCGTAAAGAACTCACGCACACCCGCACTATTCGTGCGCGTAGCAAAACCAAACGGCCCAAAAATTGACTTCTCTAAAAAGTCTGCCATCACGTCTGGCTTGGTAATGCGAGCCGCCAAGCGCAACGTCGGCCCCAACTGCAACTTCATCCATTGCGACGACCCCGTAAGCGAATCGCTCTTGTACGGGATGTTGACAATATCATACAGCTTGGTCACAACATCGACCGGATGCAAATCAAAATACAACGGCGAGTCGGGCGTCACCTCACGACTAATGGCACGCACGCGATATACGCGGTCGGTTACCATCGCAGGGCTTGGCGCACCACCGCTAATGCTTGACGCATCCAACGTGATATAGATATACGTATTGACCAACAACAAGCCACCGTAAGCGGCGCCGCCCTGCGGCGTCAAGAAACCGCGCAATGTGCCGCGCCAAACGTTAGCTGTTCCCGGCTCCTCAATGACGATGACAACGTTAGGGAACGAGAACGTCACGCCGACATTGCGAAGGGCTTGCCATACCGTAATGTCAGGCACCGACGTATCGGGACTGTTCATCTCAACGTAGTTCTTTAGCACGCCCCACAGCGTATTTAAATACTCGTTCGGAATAGCACGTACGCGGTTGTACGATGGCGGAAGATACGCCGCCTCAAACTGCATCACGATGGTGCTATCCGATATGGACTTATAGGCAAACTCCCACCCACCCGAATCTACCGCTGTCGTTGTCGCGCCAACTTTGGCACCAAAGCCACCAATGACGGGGCCACCAAAGATGCACCCGCGTTGTGGAAATGCCGTGCGCTCGTCGGTATCGCTCCACGTAAAGATGCGTTGCGTCTGCTCGACACGGCGCGTGTCGCTAACCGTAAAGCTGTATGTGATGGCATCAACTTGCGTAATGTTAGTGATGTAACCCGACTGCCACACGGTCGGAAACGTCGAACCATTGGTGCCAACTTCGATGTAAGCGCGACGCGAAAGCAAGTCCGGTTGCGCATAAGCATAGTCAGCCGATACGGTAATGTTGTCCCCGTTCTCTAGCAAGATAAAACCAGAGCCATCTTCCTTTTCGAGAAAGCCAAACCCCGCGTCATACAAGTATTGCGTGACCGTGCGAATGGTGCCGATGTCATCCGTGCCAACCACCGCGTCGGCTACGTTGACTTGATATGCACCTGTACGAATCGACCCTGTGAGCAAATCCACTTCTTGTCCGTCGCCGCTAGGCGGTTCCGTGATATACGGATTGGTGCCGCCCCGCACGGACGTAAACGAAAACGCGTCTGCCGTATCCTCGGCATTGCGTACCCGAAGGCGATAGTAGCGGTCAGGCATCAGTCGTAAATGCAAAGCATGGACGCCGCCGCGCTATTGATAAGCACAAACGTCATCGCATACAGCAACACATTCTTATCTTGCAAGGTGATTCCAATATCACCATCGGGTGCCAGATACGCCGTATAACTGCGCGTCGCATTGTCGCCTGTGTTGACGGTGACCGCACCGCCTGTCAACAACCATGCCTGACACCGTAGCATATCGGACATCTTGGTATTCGGAATGTCGGTCATTGCAAAGCTCGCACCGTAGTCCGTACGGAAGCGAAACTGATACGGCACGCCCGTGCCAAGCGCCGTCACGCGTGGACCGATGGGCTTTTGAAACGGCACCCAATCCGCAAAGCGTGAGCCAACGCCGCTACTCATGCCTGTCGTGCCATTGTCAAGCGTCACCGACCCGCCGCCGTCATTGAATACAATAGTTGCCATTAGCCAATTCTCCCACGACTATTTGCTTTCGTCATCATCTCTTGCAAAGCGCGTTGCGCTTGTGGGTCATTCGGTCCAATGATAGTCACGTTCATTGCCTGACGCGGTTGCATGCCAGCCGCCGTGGTTGCCGATGTTTGACCAAAGATGATTTGCGTCGTCGGTGTCGCGCTGGCAAAGCCACCCATGTTACCACCAAAATTGGCAATGCTTCCCGCGTTGCCACCACTCTGCCCACCAAACATGCCGCGAGCCGCACCCTTCAACGCCGCGCCTACGCCAATCAACGCCAGCGATGCGGCAAGACCAGCGGCGGGATTTAACGTTGTCAATGCCGTGGTAATCTTTGCCATGAACTGCGAGAACGCCGCCGTGCTTGTACCAAACTTTATCATTGCGTCGCCAATGCCAGCCAACAGCATAGACGATAGCGCCTTGAATCCATCGCTGATGTTGCCCGATGCCACCGCTTGTTCAATGCCACCGACAATGCCACCCACCAACGCATTGCCAATCGTTTCCTGAAACGTGGTCTGCAACTCAACGGCAAGAGCTTGCGCTTCGGTCAACGCAATCGCGCCAAACTGTGGAATCATGCCGCGTATCAATTCTTGGCGCCGTTCTCGACCCGCACCAAATTGTTCACGTGTAAATGCCGTAGCGCCTTCACGCGCTCCTAGGTCCGCGATGGTTGGCGCACGACGACCACCAGCTCCACCACCTTCACCCGCAACGTTGCCTAACGCGCCAGCCAGATTGTTTGCCGCCGTAGTACCCATTACAACTTCGGCTCGCCAATCACCGAGGCGTTGTTGCAGTCCCGCAAAGTATTCATCGTTCGATGCGACTTTGGCATTCAAGTCATCAATGAATGTGCCAATCTTATCGCCGACACCCGGAAGCAATACGCCAAATGCTCCAATGAACGTAGCCGCCGCCGCGCCAACCGCCGTAAAGAATCGCAAAATCGCAATAGCCACTTGCGCAACCAGCGAGGCAATTGTCACCAACCCTTTCGTAAAGTTGGTAAACACAAACTGAATTGGGCCGCGCAAGACAGTCAGCATATCGGTCAACGCATTGACCGTGCCTGTCATTGACGCGCCTGTTTTTTCGCTGGCCTCAAACAAATTGCCAAACGCTTCTTGCAATGCCTTCAACGCACCACCAAGTGTGTTGCGATATGCGGCGGCGGCACCAATAACGCGACCCTGTAAAGTATCAAGAATGATACCCTGCGCTTCGGCAACGCGTCCACCTTCTGCTAGTTGTTTAATAAACTTTTGCTGTTCTTCACTAAACAAACGAGTCTGTCTGTTGAGCGCCGTCAATCCATTAGCGGGGTCTTGTAATGCTTTCCCAACAATAGACGCCGCGCTAGTCAAATCCATTTCCAAACGCGTCGCAAGGTCAAGAATTGCTGGAATAGTGCGCTCGTAAATTTCTCCGCTAATGTTGGTATACATTAGCAACAATGCTTGCGCAGAGCCAATGGCTTCATCGCCAAACGCGCTCACGCTCATCAACGCTTCAGCTTGCGCGTTTAATGCCTCAATAGTCTGACCGCTTGCCCCATTGGTAGCGCGTAATGCAGAAGCCAATTGTGCTTGCACGCGTTGTGATTCGGCGGTTTCCCGCACAAACAACTGCATCGCTTTGGTAATAGAACCAACCGTCAATGCGGTCTTTGCAATCTCGCCACCTAACCGCTTTAGCGTAGCTTCAACCGTTGCGGCACCCTGCTCTTGAATCTTTAAGCCAAGACCAAAGACTTCCATCGTTTACGCCTCCGGTGTGGGCTTGGCCTGTGCCGCCGCTTGTGCCACGTGCATCAACCGCGCCTTCGTATGCTCGAACATCTGTGACAACTGCCCCGCCGCCTTCAAGTATCGCATCTCCATCTTTTGCAAATCGTGTGGCTGATGAAACGCCATTGCCATTTGCCCTGCCATATCCGTTCGTTCACCCATGCGCATGATGCTGGCTTCACGGTCCATCAAACGTAACTCGGCCCATGTCCACAACGTCATCGCAAACGCTTCCCCCGCTACCACGCGGACGGGTTGCCCCGTTTCCCGCGACACTTCAACTATCACCCGCCGTACTAACTGTTCAGCATCCCACGGCACGGCGACGGAATGACCCGTCGCCTCCGTTAGTTTTTTTCCGTGCGCTCCGCTAACATCGCCTCGACTTCGGCAATCTGATTGCGACTTAACTGCACCAATGCCGCAATCTGGTCCACGGTCAACGCGTCAATTTCTTTGGCCTTTAAATCAGGACAGCTAAACCGCACCACATCCAACAACGCGCCCAACATGTTTTCAGCGTTGTCGGATGCGGCAGAAACCGCCGCAATCTTATGCGCGGCGGCTCCCGTCAACGGTCGCACGACAATCTCCCGTCCAAACAAAGTCACACGCGGTAGGCGTGCGGGATTTACAAGGTCGTCCAGATTAATCGTCGGCATGATTTCGGTTAGACGGTGGTGAGGTATTCAATGCGGAACGGCGCTGTGCCAACCGCAGTAAAGCCAGAAAGCGCGGTATCAAGACGCGCCTCAATCTCAATCGCAATTGCGACTTCGGCTCCGTCCTGTCCGGTCACGTCGTACTTCGTGCAAAGCGCCGACGGGAAACGGACTTGCACATACGAGCCAGCCGAAGCCGTCGCGCCACCGCGTTGCCAAATGGCACGCACATCCGACAGATAGTCGCCAGCCACAAGCAACTGACCAGCGGCCTTCGGTGCGTAGGAAGTCGAGGCCGTCCACGCGCCCGTCACGGCAGTCGCCGCGCCCGGCTCAATCTGTCCGACGTTAGTGGTAGCAAGCTGAATGACGGTGCCAGAAATCTTCGGCATGCGCATCGTCACGCGGTCAAGCAACTTGACAGGCGACCGCTTGCCGTCAAAGTCCACATTGCGATACGTCACGCCGGGGTCAAACTTGATGCCACCAGCAAACGCACCGAACACGGTCGAGCTGACGTATAGCACGCCAGAGTCGAGCAGAATATCGCTCGGAAGGGAGGAGGTGTAGCCAGTAAGCGGAGCAGTCATGATTCTATCCTACGTGGTGGGTGATGGTGAAACAATCTAATCTGCGCGAACCGTCAACACACGGGGCCACAGAAAAAACTCGTACGTTGCAATGACGCCCACCACGCTACTGTCGGCAGGGTCGGAGAACATCGGGATGGTCGAACGTGTGCGCGACCGCCCAACCATGATGCCAGAGGACGGGTCCGAGTAGGCCGTCAAGCATTGGTCTACAATGTCCATTGCCGTTTCTATCAAAGGCAATTGTAACTCGGGCTTGCCAATCGCTTGCACTTCCAGCAACGCCGTTTCGCGGTAGCCGTTGTACGCCGTCAAGCTCGTTCGATTGAGCAACATCGTGACGTACGGGAACTGCACGGGCGTTGGCTGTGAACGCACATAGATGCGGTCATTGATAAACTGCGCCAGCCGTTGATTGTCAGAGCTAACGTAGTCCAACAACGCTTGCCGTACGGTGCTGTAAATCTGAACCGTGGAAGCGGTGCTTGGCGTCTTGATGGCGCTTTTGGTAGCAAAACGCGGCTTGCTCACGGCGCCTCCATGTAGCGTTTGACAACACGCGCCCATGCGGTTTCCATGCCCTTTGATGCTTGCGCGGCAGTCGGCACCGCAATAGGTACGGAAATCTTACGACGCAAAAATACATTGTAATGCCCAAGTTCCCACCCAAGCGCAACCAACCCACGGTCCACAGGGCGGTCAAACAGACTCTTTGCGTCACCCGCCTTACGTCCCGGCGTCACCGTTGCGGTTGGCACACCAACCAACGTGTACCAACCGTCCTTGTCTTTCTCTGGCGCGGCACGACGCAATGCTTGGCGAATCTGCAACGTCGAACGAAAGTTGCCCGACGTGTAGTAATCGTTGTACGCCTTGCGTAGTTCGGTCAACAGGTACTCGGATGCGGCAACAATACCCGCACGGGCGGCACGGTCATACCGCGCCTCCGCTTTCTTGGCGTGGTTATACAAGAACTGCACGCCAATGTTAAGCATTACTGCGCCGACGTTGCGGCAACCGTGATGGTCGCGCTGGTCACCGACACCTGAACGCCAGCGGAAATCGCCGTCGTGGTAACGATGATGTTTGCGTCCGACGTTCCAACGTTGAGGTCGCACAGCGCGGTCGTGCCGTCCGACTTTAGGCAACGCGCCCACGCCGCCGTCCCTGTTGCATTGGCAGACGTATCGGGCGAAATGGCGGCAAACGTAATCACGCCGTTAGTCACCGACGCGGCGGCGGGATTGGCAAAGCGAAGCTCCGCCAAAAGCACTTGCGTTGTAATAGCGGTTGACGGACCAGCGGGACGCGCCCCGTCGTAGATGCGCAGATAGCCATCATTGAATTCGCCATCCACGCCATCAGCCATCAGATTGCGAGTAGCGTTGGTCCATCCAGTAAGCTTTGCCATTGGTTATGCTCCGGGTTGCGCATAGCGCGGTTGAGTGACCGCCAATGGGGTCACGACTTTGATAGCATTGTTGGTGCCACCAGTTACGATTTGATAGATGATTTCGCCGTTGTAATTGGTGCCAAGAATGGCGGTATTTGCGGCAGGGACAATGACGTAATACACGCCTGTCGAGGTGACCTCCGCCATGTCAAGCCCAATCAGTCCCGCAATGCTTTGCGTGCCAAGCGCGTCGGCGTAAAAGCCGACCTTCATGTTTGCCAAACCTGTCCACGCAATAAACGTATTGGTTGAGGACGACCACAGCTTGACCTCGGAGCGCACCAAATACGCATTGTTCGGATGAATGGTCTTGCTGACCGTCGTTGTATTCGTCACCGTCATTACGGATACCCCTGCGATTCGTCGCGAACCAGCGCGTATGGTCCAGAGTAATCATAAGCAATTCCGCGCACCGATACCACTTGATAGCTCATTTGCCAGTTGTCACCGTACGCTTCGCCAGCCGCCGTCATCGTACCCGTCAACAACTGTGCCACCACCATTGCACCAGCGGCTTCGGCGGCTCCTGTCATGGTGCCTGTCAAGAGTTGCGCAACGGTAAAGTCGCCGTATGCCTCCGCGCTACCAGTAAGCGTACCTGTCAATAGCTGTGCCACCGTCATATCGCCGTGCGCTTCGGCAAAGCCAGCCAGCGTTGCCACCAGCAATTGCGCCACTTGCATATCACCAAATGACTCGGCACTACCATCCAGCGTGGACTCAATCAACTGCGCAACCGTCATTTCACCATACGCTTCGGCGCTTCCATCTAACGCAGATGCAATCAACTGTGCCACGGTCATGTCGCCAAACGCTTCGACGGCGCCCGTCAAGTCAGCGGTGACAAGCGATGGCGCGGTTTCCAACAACAGATACGCCGCATCTTCAAGCAAGATGTCGTCGCCATCCTCTAGCAAGATGCGAAAGAAACTATCCATTACTGCATCTCCGCTTGGAGTTTCCGCAACGCTTCTCGCGCCGTGATGCCCGTCGTCATCTTGCCCTGCCCATCATCGGTCGTCCAACGCAACATCACCGCCGCGTCACCAACAGGCGCGGCTTCTAACGTACCGCCATAGCGTTGAATAAACGCCTCAATACGCGCCTCATCCGTGGGCCAGATTCCAGAACGCCGAACGTCCTGACCGCAGATGACACGCGCATCCATTACTGAATGAACCCCACCGCAGACAATGCCAACGACGTTGCACGAACACTTGTTGTGTCGGTTTCGTTTCGCACATAAACCGAAAGCTTGTCGTTCTGCACGACGGGAATCAACGCCGTTACGGAGAAGCCATAGCCCTCGTTCGAATCGGACAGAATTGCAGACACATGCACATTGGTAAGTGGCGTGCCATTTCTAGCAATCGTAATGCCAAACGACTTATTGTTTGCCGTGCAGACAAGTTCAACGTTCGCCGTAATCAACAAGATTTGCGCGACCGCTTTAGTCGCTTGCAATTCGTTGTTGGCAAATTGCGTAAAGCCATCTTGCCCAAGCGTCGTATCAAGTATCGTTGAACCAGCCAGCTTGACGTAGGTATTGGTCGTCGCAAACGTGGTCAACGCCGAAGCGGTCAAGTCAATTTGTCCTCGACTTGGAAACAGACTGACGACGACATCACGAATATCTTCCGCGCTGATATCGCCCGTCGTATTGTCAGGTAGTTGCGCCAAAAGGGTCGCAAGGATTTTTGGATTCTGTCCCATTAGTCAAATGCCTCATCAAACGCCGAAGAAAACTCGCTTGGACCAAGCAACAGGTGTTCGCCATCCAACACCTCGGCAGGGTCATAAATCGTAAACGTATCATACGACGACGGGTCAATCACTTCCAAGTCAATGCGCTGACCCTGCAACTGACGCAACGTGATGACGCCGCGAATGTAGTAGAGCGTTTCGTCCGACTCTTGCTTGACCAATCCGTACGGGTCCACCACAACGTAGTCTGCTACCATTGCTGACAACGTGGTGCGAATATCAATCTGCGTCATCGGCGCAGAGCCAACGTTCTGCCGTTGCGACGTCGCATCAATGCGGCCCCAATAGGTTCCGGTCTTGACATAGATAGCACGCGCAAAGCCGTCGCCGCCGTTTTCGTCCCGCCGATAGAACGTCAGGCGCGTATCAAGGAGGCCGGGAGCGACGTACATCAACCCGCCACAACCAGCTTAAAGGCACGCAAGACTTTCAGCACCCGTGCCGCCGTGTCTCTTGATACGTCCCAACTGATTGCCGTTCCCGCCGCGCTCTCGCTCGACGCATTGGGCGTACGCTTTTGATAAAGGTCCGCCGCAAGGTCAATGATGCATTGCGACAGGATGGGTTCTATTCTCGCGTAATCGCCCCGTAGAGACAATCCGCACGTGGTAGTAATGGTGTAGGGGCCATACGGAAATGAGTACCCGTCATTGGCGTAAATCATACCCGACGCGGTATTGATAGTGTATTCGTCGCTTGTTACCGTCGTGCCTTCACTATCAACAATCGTTGCCGTGGTATTGATAGGGCGTTGCGGGAAGATGAGCGACACACACGTTTGCCCATTGATAACGTCGGCTCTGTCAACCGCCGTCGTGCTAATTGCTGTAATCGGAACGTCAGTCCAAATTTCCAGTTGCGCTTTGGCGCGGTCAAGCAACGCTTGAAGCAACGTGTTCTCCGCGTTGCTTTCAATGCGCAAGTACGACTTCAGGTCATTGACGGTAGGGAGGGCCATTGCGTTTTGCCTGTGTCAAAATGTCTGCGTACTTCCGCCCAACAACCGGATAGTCGTGATACGTCCGCACGTACTGATGCACTCGCTCAACTTCTGCCGCATAGAATCTACGGTCTGTTGCGAGTTTCGCTAGGGCATCGCGCAGTTGGTACTCGTCGTTTGCCACCGTCCACGGGACGTCAATGCCCAACTTGCGCAAATCGTTCTGCGCTTCGGGGTCACCAGCAATCACCGCCTTGCCCATCGCCGCGCCTTCCAAGCCCGACCCCTGCATGCCAAGCCAAAACGAATCAAACACCGCATCGCACGACGCCTTGACGCGCAACGCTTGCCCATGCTCCATGTTCTCTATCAAGACGGGTTCCACCTTGATGTCCATGTGCATTTGCAAATAGTCGCACGCTCGCAAAAACTCTTGCGTGCCTTTGATGCGTCGCATCGTGGGGCTGTGCGCCACGCGGAATGGCTTGCCCTTGACGGTTTCTTCTTTGGCAATTTGCTGATAGTCATCCACGGGCATTGGGATAGAGAGCCAATGCTTGATGCCGAGCCGATGGTGATACGGTCTGGCACCAAAACAAATAGCGTCCATGCGGTCATCGTCGCCTTGATGATTGACCTTAACTGACCCTGCCATGTTGCCGGGGTCTACCGAGCCGTGATACGTCAACGCTTGCATCAAGCCATCACGCGTGCCGCGCCGTAGCTCGTTGCGCAAGATGCGATAGTCCATGTGACTATGCACCACGTCGGCAGTCTCGTACAACAACTGCACCGTGTTGGCGTCAATCTCTGTATCCCATTGGCGCAAGTCACAATGCTTGTTCGTATGTCCAAAGCGCACCAACGCCGACACCACCCCCGGCACCACGTTCGCCGCCGAGTGATAGCGATACACCGACGAGCCAGGGTCATAGGCAGTTATCTGCAATACCTTCAACGCGGAAGGGTCATAGGGCGTCGGCGTGTAGTGCGACTGAATCAGCGCGGGAGATAAAACCCGCCCTGCACTCGCCCACACGCGGTCAATTTGCGCCTGTGACGCCACCAACCCTCCCGCAAATAGAGCTTCCACTTGGTCTGTCGGAATGGTCACCCATTC